TAGCATCTGTCTCTGTATTGTAATATTTAATATTACCTTCAAAATCTTTCATAGACTCCATTGTATTGAAGTCTATGATTACGTATTTGTTTTTATTCATAATTTATATCATTTTTTAAAATTTAAGTGTCCTTGAGTCTACCCATTGTTCAATTATCCTTGGATTTTTATTTCCTAATAAAACATCCATAGGGTGAATTATTGCACATCCAGGCACATAATTTTGTGGTAAATTAGGAATTACATATGAATCAGCTATCATATAAATAGGTTCTCCAAATTCAACTGGTTTTTCTCCTTTGCAACTATTACATATCTTAATTGATGTTATATTGTCTTTGATCGTAGTTAATTTACGTTCTCCATTGCAGATTGGATATTTTATTTTTTTTACTACTTTGCAAATATTATTATTATTCATCTGTTCTCATAATTTTACTCATTTATACATATTTCCACAGAGTTCTTTGAAACGCTCTGGACTCATTTCTACTATTTCTGAATTTGATTCAATAAAATACCTATTTTTACATTGATGCACTTTTAGAAAATATTCTGGAGTTCCTTTATAATATTCTACTTTGACCATAAATGTTTTTTCTATTTCCATAATTTAATTTTATTATCAATAATATATCTATAAGGTATAAAACCTTTTAAATTGTAACACCAACCTTTTGATTTTTTTAATGGTATAGATATGTAATTTTCAGTGTACCATTCTACTTGACCTTTAACAAATGTATTATACTCACTATCATTCATAGCTCTTGCACAATGCTCAAATGGACTACTATGTGGAGGCTCTTGATTTAGCAATCTATCATGTAAAGCAATAAGATTTTCATAATTAACTTCTTTTTCTTCTCCTACAACTGTGTAAGAAGTTCTTGCTGCCAGACTTGTACTTATCATTACAAGAATTTGATTTTGTGATTCAATAGAATCATTTCCTAATTTATTTTGAGCTAATTGTTTTAACTCACTTCTTTTAATTTTCAACATAATTTTCTATTTTATAATTTTTCCAAATACCTATTTTTAACAAGTCTGATACTCTTCCTATACTTCTTTTTATGAAATTAGCACATTCTGTTCTACTGTTAAATATATACTCTTCGTTATCATTGTATAATCTAACCTTTTTAGTAATAGTACCTAAACTAACTTTAGGAATATTTAATCCTTTATAATCATAAAACCATTGGAAACCTTTTATTGTATTAGTTTTATTTTTAGTGATAGAGCTATGTAAAGCAGCTGTATGTAGTCTATTTTCTTCAGCAGCTTCACCAATAGAAATATATTCTTTAATAAAAACACCCTCTAAAGAGTATTGATAAACTGATTTTTTACTTTTAGAACTTTCTCTTTGATTCTTTTTCATTTCTTGAGTATGAAATCCTGTTTTATCTGTAGTTTTTGTTAATTTACAATTTAAACCTTTCTTTGAATCTGTCACATTATAATAGTCCTGCCAATATCTTTCCCTGTCATTTAATAATGGAACATCACATTCTTCTATTAATTCTAAAGTATGATTTTCCCATCCATGTTTCTTGATAGAATTATATAACCTTATTTGATGATTCCTTTTTAAGTTCTTATAATGACTTCTTCTCTTTACAAAATCTACAGTTTGTCCTATATAAACTTTATTTGAAGGAGATACTATTTTATATATTCCTATTACTTTCATAACTGATCTTCTATTACTTCAATCATAGGTATGTGCCAATCTCCTTCTTGAAGACTTTTTGGTTTTGATTCTTGTACTGCATCATATATTTTCTCGGAAAGTTCCATAAAATGAATTTCAGCTTGACCTTTATTTAATTGTAGCCATTCTGAATCTGTTTTATATGTAGCATCAGGAAAGTCTACCAGTAAATCTTTTCTACTTTTATAATAATTTTTACCATTTGTAGCACAAATTACCTCATAACTTGGATTTCTAAGTTCAAATAAATTATCCCAAGATTCTTTACTACCTGTAATTAACATGGTAGTCCACATAAAAGGTTCTAGTAATCTATTACATAGTTGTTTAGTAGCCCCTATTCTATTTAAGTTTTCAGCTTCATGAACAGTTTTAGTTCTCGCTAGTAACCATGTTGCTGTTACTTCATTTATACTAAAATCATCTGTAATATACTCACTCCCTTGCATACCTTTATGGTCTTTTTGCCAAGCAATAGGAATAAATGGGTCATTTTGTATAGCTTCTACCATTTTCTTAAAAGGTATAGCTCTGCTTGAAGAAGTATTTTTGCTTAACATCCGATGTGTATTTACTTCTGCTAATATAATTCTTGGAAATGTACATAATACACTTATTAGTCTATCACCTTGTGGATTTATACTATCAGCTACTATTTTAGCTGATATTTGTGTTTTATTCATTTTTATATAATTGATTTGAATCTATTAAGTTCTTCTTCTTTTTCTTTAATGAAATCACTAAAAGGTTTACAAAATAAAACATCACAACACTGTTGAATTGATTTAGATTTAGTACCATTATCATTCAATACTTTTTTATAGTATATCAATGCATTGTTTTCGTCTCCTATAGATTTTACTCCTTTTAATGAACTTGGTATATCATCTTCTCTTTCATAAAATCTTCTTTTAATACTTAGTATCTCATGTACTCCTTTATGATAAGCAGTAATTAAATCCCCTACTTTAAATCCGTAGGTATAGTCTTTGATTTCTTCTTTATTCATTTGATTTTGTATTTTAAAGAATAGTTTCTATTATTTGAATAATTTGTATACTATCAATAGAATTAATACCACTAAGATCAGTATTTACGCCACCCATTGGTAAAAATGCATCTAAAAAATCTTTTTCTTCATTTGTTATGTGATTGTAATCCGAACCTTTTTGGTTGTCATCTCCCATATCTCCTGTTTTATATTTGATAATATTAAAATGATTTGTTGGCATTTTACGAACAATACTCTTCATCATTGTTACCTCTTCTTCAGTGATTAGGGTTTGTTCAATAACACGATCAGCATCTCCACAATCTGCTGTTATTAAAATATATTTTTCCATTATTTATAATATTAAATTAAATATCCCCTTTATATTTTAAAGGGGATATGATTATCGTTTTAAATATTTAATTGCTTTTTCAAGTAATTCTGAATCATGTTTTAACATCGCTATTCCAGCATTACATTTTCTACATAATATACCACGTATTTCATTTAAATCATGACAATGATCAATACATAAATCTTCTGTTGAATTACAAATATAACATTGATTATTATATATAGATAACAGCTCTAATTTATCTTCTGTTGTTATATTATATCTATACTTTAACTTATGATCTTTAGAACATTCTATACATATAAAATGATTACGTTTATTTAATTTGTACTTAGTAAAACCATGAGTTTTACATTCCCTTATCATACACCTGTAGATCCAAATCCTCCTTTACGTTCTGTAACTGTTAATTCCTCAACTGCTTCAAACTTAGCTTGTATATACGGGGTAATTTCCATTTGAGCAATTCTTTCATTCTTGTTAATTCTAACTAGTGCATTACTAGTATTTGTTAAAATTAACCCAATCATGCTTCTGTAATCATTGTCAACTAATCCTTTTGAATTTGATAAATCTAACCCGTATTTTAGAGCTTGACTACTTCTAATAATTAGATCTAACTTATAACCATCTTCAATATTAGCTAAAGTTAATCCTGTATCAAGCAAAACTCTTTCGCCTGGTCTAATACAAATATAGTTTACACCTCCAGATTTAAATCCTTTGAAGATTTCATCTACATTTGTCATTTCGTAATTATTTCTAGTGTATAATTTAACTACATCATGAAATAATAAATCTACTGCACCAGAACCTGGTGTTTGATACTTAGGTAATTCTACCCCTTCTTTTACTTTTAATTTTACAGTTACCATTTTTAAATATGTTTTTTAATTCTTTCTTTTAATTGTTCGTATGGTTCTAATACCAAAAATTGGTCATTTAAATAATTTAAATAGCATTTAGTTGAATCTTTTGATTCGTGTAATGAATCAAATCCTCCTATTAATACTTTTATTACTTCGACCTCATAATCTAAGTCATCACTATCATCTCCATCAATTAATTTTCTTAATAATGAATCTTCATCAGACTTATCTTTTTTAAATAGCATTTCGCTAGAAAACTCTAAAGGGATATTAAATTCCATTTTTTCTATTTGTTTTTTTAGTTGGTTTAGGAGTTGAATTTAAACTGTCAACCAATCCTTTTATTGCTTCTGCATAATCAGTTAATTTTTTCATGTCAGCTTTGACTGCCTCATTCAATTCACTTTTAATACTATTTAAATGATCTTTAATTTCTTGATTAACTTTAGTCTCAATAGAAGTTAATTCTTCCATAATAGTGATCTTTAAAGATTCATTACTTTCATTAATTACTTTAGTACTAACGTCAACTGTTGATTCAACAATTGTGTTGATATGACTATAGATTTTAATTTCCATTTGATCTATTTCTTTATATAATGTCTGAATAGAATATAGTAAATAACCAACTACAATAGCTAATAAAGTCATTCCTAGTAATAAAACATTGATAAGTTCCATAATTTTAATAAATAAATTTTAAGATTGGCACATGGTGCAACCTTCTTGATTAATAAATAATTTTGATGCACTAGTAGACCTTACATAGTACAATGATTTTAATCCTACTTCCCATGCTAATACATGAGATTCGGAAAAGTATTTCATATCTACTGAATCCGCAAAGAACAGATTTAAAGATATGCCCTGGTCGATATATTTCTGCCAAATTGAAGCATTTATAATCAGTTCTTTTTGATTAATTTCAAATGCTGTTAAAAACACTTGTTTTTCTTCTTCAGTTAAAAACTCTAGAGATTGAACTGACCCTTGATAATCTATTGCTATTTGTTTCCAAATATCATCATTATTCATTTCTGGATATTTTTCAATTAGCAATTGCTCTAAGAATCTATTTTTACTTATAAAGGTAGAAGCTGATGTTTCTTGAGTAAATATATTACTATTATAAGGTTCTATCCCTGGACTCATTTGACCACTAATAATAGAATTACTTGATGTAGGTGCAATAGCTGTTACATGACTACATCTAGTAGTATCGCAACCTTCAGGTATTCCTAATTCAACTCCTAATCTTATATTAGCCTCATCTAATTCAGTTTTTAATTTCTTACCAATTTCATTAATTAAATAACGAGATTTTATGCTAATAAAAGGTATTAATTTTGATTGTAATAACGAATGAAATCCTAATACACCAATACCAATAGATCTAAACTTTTTAGCATATCTAACAGCGTTTTCAAATCCATCAATATCACTTGCATTAGTAATAAAATCTTCCATTACACAATCCATAAATAAAAGAGTATAATATAAAAAGTCAGACTCATCTTTCCATTCGTCATATTTAAATAAATTTAAAGATGATAAACAACAAACAAATGTATGATCTGAGTCTGAATGAAGGGCAATTTCACTACACAAATTTGATGCATTAACTTTCAACTTACGTTTCTTATAACAATCTGGATTAGCTCTATTAACTGTATCATAAAACATCAAATATGGCTCACCTAACTTCTTACGTTGTTTTAAAAGTTTAGCCCATACTGTTCTATAATATGGATTACCTTCTTTTAATTTAATCATAAAATCATCACCAATTGTTACACCATGATGAAATCCTACATTAGTACATTTAGAATTTAAATCACCAACAGGTTCTCTTATTGTAATAAATTCTAAAATATCTTTATGTGTGATTGGCATGTAAGCAGCATATGCACCTCTACGAATATTGGCTTGTTGAGAAGATGCAATAGTACTATCCAATACTTTTAAAAATGGTATCGTACCTTGTGAATAACCTCCTTTTGATATAGGCTCTCCTCTACCCCTAACCTTATCCCAAGAACCACTTGTTCCTCCACCATGTTTAGTTAATAATGCTGTTTCTTTTACGTGATCAAAAATACTTGTCATAGAATCCTCTTTTTTTCCGCCGAAACAGGCGATGGGCATCCCACGATCAGTTCCTACATTACATAGTACAGGTGTAGATGGACATAACCAATTATTCCAAATGTACTTAAACCATTTATCAGCTATTAAATCTTTATCCATTGTATCTGGTAAATAATTTGATAAATGATTTACAACTCGTAAATACATTGTTCGTGAATCTTCATCTTCTAAGAAATAATTGTTCTTTCTTAATAGATTAATACTTTCTTCTGTAGCCCATTCTGGATGAGCTCTTGTCTCTTGTTGCCTTAACATAAGTTAATTGTATTTAGTTATTATTTATTTTCATCAGTAAAAATCCTTGTTATAGAATAAATAAATAGCAAGGATATAGTTATTAACTTTATAATTTCAATTACCATAAAGAATCTGGATCGACATCTTCTTGATTTGTATAATCAGTTATCTTTTTAGCAAAGAAATCACCATGAGAATTACCTTTTACAATTATATCAAACCAATCTACATTTTTTAATTGTACAGAATCAATTTCAAAAATAGAACTATAACCTAATTCAACAAGTTTTAAATTTAATCTATTAGCAATATAATTTAAAACTTCTTCTTTAGTTAATCCTCTAACTATACTAGTATTTTCAAATATGAAATCTAAATTATTAGATTCTAATTGATAAACTAATCTAGCCGCTTCTTTTATCTTATCTTCTGCTCTATGTTTGATATATGGGTATTCAGAACATAACTCTCTAAATAAAGCTATCCCACCTATAGAATGAATTTCTTCATCTCTTATAGAATACTCTACAATTTCTTTGGTCGCACTTAAAATTTTAGATCTTGAGAAATTAAATAAAATCATAAATGAACTAAATATAGCACAACCTTCAACAAATGCACTAAAAGAAGCAATTGATACTGCTATGTCTAATAAATGTTGTTTATCAGGATTATTTCTATCTAAATTCATTCTTAAACAATTTTGATTAACAATACTGTTTAATCTATTAGAAACTCTTTCTTCTTGTAAGAATCCTTTATAGTCTGTCAAATCTAATGATGCATTTAATCTATCATATGCTAACTGATGAATTGTTTCAAAATAACTAAATGTAGTACACATCATGCTAATTTCTGGATGTTTAAATACGTAAGAAAGATCTCTCCAATAGTCTCCCACGATTACTTCAACTTGAGTAAAGGACTTTAATAAATTACCAACAATATGTTTTTCTTCATCTGTTAATTTTGTATTCCAATCTTGAACATCTAATTGCATCGGAATATTATCTCCTAACCAATGAGTTGATTGTTGAATTTTAAATATCCTTTCTATCAAAGGATAATTAAACGGTTTAAATACCGATTTGTCTTCTAATAACATGTTTTAATTTTTTACAAATTTAATTAATTATTGTGAATTTAAAAAATTGATTTTAACTGTTCTGTTAATGAATCAATATCTTTGTTATTATCGATTATATATTCACAATTATTAACAACTGTTAAATCTTCTGATGCATGTTTATTTGATTCAGTTTGTCTAAGTAAACCTAATGTAACTGAATTTTCATATCCGACTATGAACTCTAATTCATTATGAAATCTAACATCAGAAATAATTATTACATCACAATCTTGATTTTTTTGTATTTCTGATTTTATAAAATTAATATGAACTTCTTTATTATATCCTCTTAAGAATTTAGTACCATATTCTTGTAATAACTGTCTTACGGTGGGCTTTACAGTATGAGTACCTTTTACAATTACATTGTTTGCAAACGAAGATCTTTCTTTCATAGTACTAAAATACTCTGTATTGTACATTTTAGTTCCCCAGTGAGTTTTTTGCTTTTCGTCACACCAAAAATCAAGAGCGTAAGTTTTAAATTCTTCTATTACAGAATCTTTAAATTCTCTATCTTCTAACATTTCTTCAGGTACATTTAATAAAGCTGCAACTGACTTTTTCAGTCTAGTTGCAAACTTTAATATCTTTACTTTTTCATTAGGATATATTTCTGATTTTATAATCTCAGCAGCAGTATCTTTACCACTACCCATCAATCCTGCTATTCCTATAATTAACATTGTTGTTTAGGGTTTTTATTATAATTTAATATTTCTTCTTCATTGTTCAAAGGATACTCTAATTCATGATCTTTTATATCTTCAAAATTTAATTCTGGTACATTAAAATCTTTTCTTAAAACTTCTAAATGATTATCCATTGATTCCTTAGTTTTTAATAGTATACCTATAGATGCTTTAATTACTACATTATTAGTATTAAATAACTTCATCACCTTAGCTCTTTCGTACATTTTAGAATACAAACTTTTTTTAAAATATATAGATGTTTTATTATATTCAGCTGGTATTTTTAATACTAATATATGAGTTAATTTTTCATCTATTATTTCATAATGATAATCATTTTCGTAACAACTAAGAGTTCTTATTTCTTGTAGTGATTTTATTATTTTATCATTATCTAAATTAAAACAAATAAATAAATGATTGGTATAATTAAAGTCTAATGAATCACTTATTTTATCTGAATGAAATATACCTATTATTTTAAGATCCATTAACAATGCATATACTTTAGAAGATAATTCTTTTACTATTGGAAATAAAAATCTAAATGTCTTATTAATTAGTAATTTGTTTGTATCTAGTTGCATATCCAGTCGTGGTTAAGGTTATTACTCCGTTATTAATTAATTCTTCATAAGATTTACTATAATCATTAACTTTAATATGGTATCTATATTTTGTTATTGCATCTTGCCATCCCTCAATCCATTTGAATGGTTTAGTTATACCTCCATCGCCTTGAGCAACTAAATCATCGTCATAAACAAATCTTACAATTTGAGATGAATTTTTAAAGCTAACAACTAAATTACTACATTCAATCTGATACAAAGGATATTTCTTACTTAATAAATGTTTATAAAATGCAAGTTGAAAATCATATCTATATTTTAAAATAGATTGTGTAAAATTATGTTTATAATCACTTGTAGTTTTTAAATCTATTAAATATATTTTAGCAAATTTATGATCTATAACTACAATATCCATCATACCTTTAACATAAATTCCATTTACAGTGTCATAAATGCACATTTGAAAATGAACATCAGAGTCGTCTTCGCCATCAAAAATACTAGCTACAACAGGATCTTTTGATGTAATCATACTAGTTTTTATACCTTTTAACATTAATAAATCCTCTTTAGTATAAGCTGTTTTACCAGCATTAACTATAATTTCATTTATATAATCTATTATTGATGCATCTTTATTTAATATATCTCTAAATCTAGTATCTATGATATAATCATCTTTCTTCCTATTCATATAATAAACTGCTTCATTACATGCTTCCCAGCCAAATTCATATAATACATCATCTAATAATGTTACATTAGTTACTTTATATTCTATTAATTTAGATATAACATATTCTAATATAATTGTTATTGAATCTGAAAATTTACAATTAAATTTAGTTTGATAATATAATGTATCAAATACTTCTTGTCCACCAGTAATGTACACATCCACTAAAGAACCTGCTTTTTGAGATCTACTAGCACCATTTTTCTTATCGTTCCATACATCTATTGATTCTAAAATCAATTTTAAATCTGATTGTGAAATTGCTGATACAGATCTATAATTAGATTCTGTATCAGCTAATGGGTAATACTTCATTTTTTAATATATGGTTTTAAGTTATCAAATGGCATTTTCAAAACAAAATCATGTTCTAAATTAGGAAGTGTTTTAATGATTTTTTGTAAATCACTATACCTAATATGAACTTGAGTTTCGTTATGAGTTCTTACTTTACCTTTTTTACCTTCTAGTTCATGTATAATGAAATACGGATAGTTAATTCTATCCGTATCTTCATAAGTTGATTCTATCAAAGTTTTCATCTCTGTTAAAATTATATCTGGTTTCATGCTTGTATGTTTTCCAGTTTTAATTTGAACATTAAATGGTAAAAAATCTAAATCAACTTTACAATTATCTAAAAGTCTAGATGCATTTCTAGATGTCTCACATTTAGCATATCCTAACTCTATAAATATTAATCTATACTTTCTTTCTCCCACGTGACCTTTAGTTCTGTTATTCATATTCTTCTAGTGTATTAAATGATTCTATAAGCTCAAATGCTTCTGGTGTTTTTTTTAACATTTTTTCACAAAATAAATCAGTTTCTGAGTCTGTAAAATCAATATAACTATCAGTTAAATTTTCATAATTAAATTCACTATCATACCATTTAAACATTTGTAAATAATGAAAAGTCGATTTATCAAGGTTTAATATGTTAAATACACTATTTCTTTGACTATTATTCATTGATTTTAATTTATCATAGTAATCAATACAATTAGTATCATTTATAGTTTTACTAAACATAACAATTTCATTTGTAAATTCATCTATTTTTGTGAAATTACAAAATCTATATTGCAAATCTATATGATGTAAAAACTTATCTGACAATACTAATAAATCACTAATATTATTATCACATTCAATATCATCAAAAATTGATTGTAATTCATTATTATTATAATATCTACTTATATTTAACTTATTAAATAATTGTTCCCATGGTTTTCCACATACATTTTTAGTACTAGGACTATTGCAATAAATATAATCACTTTTATTAATATCCAAAGTTCTCTTTATATTAAATTCTTTAAATAAAGTATCATAACTCATTGGATAAGTATTAATAGAAGTAAATGATATTTTATTACCAATAGTTTCTTTGTCGTAATTTTCAATATAATTTATAATACCTATAAAATTTATTATATTATGAACACTAATATTGTTTTCATAAGAAATAGATGTAAAATTAATACTATGAGTATAACCCTTAGTTGGTGCATTACAGAGTATTTTTAATAAAAGTGTTTTTAATCCTTTTAAATTATAATTATTAAATTCAAAAGTACATTGATTATGATGTACTTTTAAATAATTACTTTCTTTATATTTTTCTAAAATAGTAATCATAATATTAAATGTCAATTAAGCTTAATGCAGCTCCTTGAGTTAAGTTAGTTTTTTGTAATTTAGAAGCGTATTTTGGATCAATTAGATTATTACACCTAGTAGTATAAGATGTAGTCATAGATTGACTAAATAATGACATATTAGGATTACTACCATTACTAAATAAACTAGCAATATTTTTAGCTTGATCTACAGAAATTGTTTCAATATTATTAATCATATAAGAAATAAATCGTTCTGTATATATAGCAGCTTTAGTAATTTCATATTTAAGATTATCAGTACCATCTGGATTAGTTACATATCCACCAATTATAGAATGTAATTCTTTAGTCATTTCATCTTTCGATAATTTAACTAATTCATCAACTGGCGTTAATTTATCTAATCCACCTTCAATAAATGATAATAATCTAACTGAATCTGGTACTCCAATTAATGATCCAGATAATCTTGAAATATAATTAATAGATTCTTTCCAATCTTTAATTACACCTAACATTGTAGCTAATTTAGTATAACTACGAGGTGCAATTCTATTAACTTTAATAGATGAATCTTTTGATTTACTACTAAACAATTCACCATAATAATGGACAAAATTAATTACCCTAGAGTCTAATTTATTAACCTCAGCCCATTGACACCAAGCTGACTTATCAAAAATCATTTCTATAATAGCCATTCTTGATTTCATAGCTTCGTCCATTGATGTAACCATATAATCTGGATCGTCATCAGGATTACTTGATAAAATGATTTGTGCAGTAGATGGTAATCTCCAACTTAAAGATTCGCCTTCATTAATCAATTCCATTGTGGCTTGTAAGATTTGAGGATTTGCACGGTTAAAATCGTCTAAGATTAATACTACAAAATCACTTTTACCTTTAATCCAGGATGGAGGTGCAGTTTCAGTTTTAACTTGACCTGTTAATTTCAAAGTAAATTCTAATTCACCACTATTATTTCTTTCTTGTGAACTCATTAACTCTGTTTGAAGAGCATTTTCAGGAATCCAACGAGTGTTATTTTCTTTATCAATTGCTTCATATACTTTGTAAGATAATCCAATTAAATCACCTTCTTCTGACATTTGAGCCAATGATAATTTAACGATTTGTTCATCTAATCTTGTAGGATCAATTTGTTCATATGCTAATGGATTAACATCTCTCAATGCTAATAAATATTGTCTAGCAACTTGTCTAATAATACTGGTTTTACCAATACCACTGATGCCTACAATGTTTAATGCGGTAGGTCTAATATCACTAAGATTTGTAGATGTTACTAATTTATAATTGTTAATCATAAATGAGTGTAAAAATGTTTCTGTTTCCTTTTGATTTAATTGAGGAATTGATTTAATTTCAGACATAGTTTTATTTGTTTATTTTAATTATTGATTGATTGTTTTGTAAATTTAAATATTTGTCAGTACCATTAGATGATACTAACCATAGTAGTTTTTTGTAGGTTTTAATAACGTCATCTCCACCTCCATCAGTAAAGTATATTCCAGCATCATAAACTTGTTTATGTGTATTAAAATACTCTAGAGCAGGTGCAAAACATGTACCACCTCTACCTATAATGTCGAATGTATTTAAGTTCTGTCTAGTTAGAGTTCTAACTGCTTTTTTATTATCGTAATATTTAATTTCTGTATCACATTGTAAGATATCTATTTCGTAACCTTGCTTTGTTAAATGATACAATTCATTAAGTGCTTCATGTAACTCTTCAGTTGAAACTGATCCGGATACATCTATCATGAATAATATTTTAGCATGTCTAACTTTCTTTTTACCTGGTGCATCAGGATATCTTTTAGATTCCTTTTTTCTAGTACTTACTAATGTACTTGTTTTAGCTCCTGTACCAAATATTCTAAATTCTTTTCGCCAATCTACTTTAGCTCTATCCAATTTTAAATTTAACCTCTCTTGAACTGAAGCTGGTAAATTACCTTTTGATTTGTCATTACTTTTAACAAATTCTTCTATATTACTTGATACATTATTACTTATAGATTGTTTTAATAATTCATTTAAATTATCAACATTTCCATTTGCTTCTTCATTAGAAGTAGTCCAAGAATGTATATCATCATCAGAACTCTTGTCACCATTACCAGATCCTTGACCTTCTTCATCTGATTCATCACCTTGTCCTTCTTCAGACTCGTCGCCTGATTCAGTTTGAAAAGATGGCGATCCAAATTCATTCTTTAACTCTTGCTTTTGTTGATTTGATAAATTAGTTAATTTTTGATAATAATAATCAGCAGATGCTCTTTTGTTTAAAGTTAAACCAGTAACTTCTTCTATTTTTTCTAATGTAGCATATTCGGGAAAATCACTTAATAAAGTTTTTAAATCATGTACAAATTGATTTGCTTCAATATCACACGCTATATCCCATAAAAACTTATCAGAATATTTATTTCTATCTAATAAATGATTACAAATAATATGAATCATTTCATGATTTAAAATATTCTTTAAAGATTCAGAAGATATATTTTCTACTAATTTTTCATTTAATACTAATTCATAAGATAAACCTCTTATATTTATATTTGTAAATTTTACTTTATCACTAGTCTTCACATGACTTTGAGATAAAAACCATCCTGAAAATGGATCTTTAAATTGCAATCTAATAATTGCTTTTTGAATATTACTCGATGTACTCATCTAAACTTACTTGTTTTAAAAATGTTAAACATTCAGATATACCTTTAGATTTATATAGATCCGATATATCTTTTATTTTTTCTGACAATAAATTAACAGGTAAATGTATGTTATCACATCTTCCTATTCTTTCTTTTATAAAATTACTTAGATTTATAGCTGAATTTATTCCTGCATTGTCATTATCAAAAAATACAATTGGTCTTTTAAATTGTACAAAAAGTTCTTTTATTGTCTCTTCATTAAATGAAGTTTCGGATTGACACCATATAACATTTGTTAATCCTAAATTCTTTAATACTCTAGTATCTTTATATGATTTAGTTAATATTATATAATCTTTAGTATAATCTATTTTAGTAATATTACCTAAGTCATTTTTATTAAGATTACTTCGCCATTTAATTTTACTTAAAGGAGAATATAGTTTTAATCCATTATTCGTAAAATCAGTATAAGCAAACATTAATCCATGATTTTTATATACTGTATAAAGATTATTCTTAAAATCAAATTGTTCATATAAATCTACAGAAAATACACTATCATTTATCAATTGTTCTTTTACTATACCATATTGAGACCAGTATTCTAAATCTTTATTAGAATAGTCTGATTTAGGTAAATATTTAAGGTAATATCTGTCTGAAGTTTTGACGATTGGCTTTTTAATTGGTAAAGGATTTATTATTGTATTTTTAGATACGTAACCTTTCAATTCTAAATCATTTATTATATCAATTGATTCATTAAATGAACAATTAAATCCCAATCTTATGAAATCTACTATATCAAACCAATTTGGATTATATGAATAATCATTAAAATATATTATGCAATCATCTGACTCACTAAAAAAACAACCTGGATTAGTGTCATTTCTAAATGGATTAGTATATTTAGTATTAAACAAAACTTCTTCATTTAAAAAATACTCGAATAATTTAATTTGATCAAAAGATCTTATAAAATCTCTAACATTAAATTTTTCATTTTTAAAATCGAAGTTAATCATTTTAAATTATATTAAAAATCCCCTTATAATTAAATAAGGGGATTTAAGTTTATTAATTTATTTTACTGGATTGCCAAATAAATCAGTTACCTGACTTTGAGCTTCCGCAGATGTAGTTGCATTAGGAATTGAGCCTAATAATGGACTTGCAGAACTTGTAGTTTTTAATTTAGATAACCAACCAGTATGTTCACTAGTCAAAAACCAATTACTTCTTTTAATAGGATGTTCTTTGCCTTCTGCATTAACATAAACAAGTGTTTTAACTGATTTACCAGCTTTAGTCTCCTCTGTTAAATGTTCTGTGTATTCACCAGTATGTTTTGTAAAGATAGTCTCACCTGGATAAGGTGAAGATTGAATTGTTAAATATTCTTTGCCATCATCGGTTAACTTTTTCTGATGAATACAGAATACATCAATATCAACATCAGAATACATATCAAACGAAACTATTTTATTAAATGCTTGTACTAATTTTTCAAGAGTAAAGCTACCTCCTAATTGTTGAAATTCGTTTAATTGTTGTTGAGCTTCTTCTGCTGGAATATAACAAGTAATTAACTGATAAAATGCAGACGCAACTTTAGAAGTTTCTTTTGATAAAGCTTTTCTTTCTTCTTCTGATTTTACATTTTCAACACTAATTTTATTTCCATTTACGAAAATGTCAGTTAGATTAAAGAAGGATACATTCATAGGAGTAGTACCTACTAAGAAATGCATTTTAGCATATGATGTACCTTTGTCAGAAGTTAAATATTCTACTTTTTCTAGTCTAGCTTTGTTTAAGCCTAAGTTAGGTCTTGATCCAGAATTGTCAAATTGAGATTTGTTTTCAAATACTTCGTTACTAAATGTGAACATAATTTTTAAATAATTAAATTGTTAGTTAATGATTGAGATTAATGATTAAAGTTGAAATGATTGTTGTTCTTGTTGAAATGAAGTTGGAGTTTCTTCTACTTTTAATTCAACTGTAGATTTTGGTTCAGTTGGTGTAATATCATCAATTAAATTGATTTTAACACCTCTTTTAGATTTTAATTCTTTTAACAATGGATGTTCTTTGAACAATTGTTTAAGGGCTACTTCTGGTACTCCATAGTTTTTAGCCATTTCTTTAGTTGATAATCCATTTTCTTTGTCTTGTTTCAATTGTGAAACTGTTAAACTTACTTGCTCTGCCATGATTGGTTATTTATTTATTTGTAAAGTTATTAATTTTTTTTGTTTTGTGCAAATTTTATGATTCAAATTCGTGCATTCTTTTAATTACGAAATCTAAATCATTTGGTATTAAAATATCTTCAAATACACCCATAGGTGATTTAGCTTCTATTTTAATGTTGTCTAATTTGGTTGCATTAGTTACAAACCAGTAACTGGCTTTATTGTCTTTTTTATCAAACGTTGTATGAGTGTATAAGTGGTATGTAACAGACCTACTAGGATGACATTTATCCTCTGTCATTCTACCCATTAATGATAACTTTCTTGCTCTATTAAATTCATCGCCATCTATTTCATCATGATACATTAGTACTATGATTACATCCATATCTAAATTCTTAAGCATATTAATACTATCATTAACATGTTTACTAAGATCTGTAAATTTAGTGTAACCTGGTTCTTTTGCTCTAGATAAAAATTCATCTGACATTAACATTCCAAAATCATCAAAAATAACTGTTTTTATATTTTTAAGAGTTGGTAAATATTTTACAACTTGTGCAAATTGAATATATCCTGCTACTGGATTAGATTCATCAGCACTTTTGAATGTATATAAATTTTGTTTTTCTGTATTATATAATGTCTTTGATTTTGCAAATGGTAATGATTTATTTGTACATCTAACAATAAATGTTTCATCTGGATTTAAATTTCTTAATGAGGTTGTTTTACCTGACCCTGTCGGTCCTGATACAATGATTACTTCTGCCATTTTTTTAATTATAAATTGTTCACTTGTTAATTCTATTTACGTATTCTTTCGTAAACTCCTAAAGCTCCTTTTAAGTTCATATGACCATGTGCAGGAAACTCTCCAAATCTTCTTTTTATAACGTGAAACGACCTCAAGTATGGGTTAATTAATCTTTTATTAACATCATATAATTTAACTCCAAAATGAGTTGTTAAATTGTATTTTTGATCTAAAGGATTAAACAATGTAATACCTGTATCACAATCTTCTAATAAATTCTCACTACCTTTAATAGATTCGTCACCTGGAAATATTGTATCACCTGCAAATTTCAATCTGTCTACATCAGAGACACTTTTATTTACATGAATTAGGTTTACAAATGTTATTCCATGTCTATTTCTGTAATCTACGCACTTGTTTGAAAACTCATTTATAGTTTCATATAATGTTTTACCTTCTGTCATTACTTTTCTAATGTGATCTGTGATTACAATTTTATGTACAGGTTCTTTTACTTTTGATAAAGCTAATAATTGATTTTCAAATTGACCAAGAGTTAATTTAGTGCAGAAAACAACTCTTCGTTCTGAAATCGGATTATCGTCATCATCATAATTACCCATTAAAGGTATAATTCTATTATTATAAACTTCTTTAACTTTTTCAGCTATAGAAGTCGATAAAGGTTCTATACATTTAACTTGTGTACCATCATCATTAGTGTGATAACAAGTATCTCTACCTAGTAAATAATTAGAACTGATATAACGTTTTATTGGCTCTTCAACGTTATCAGAATTAATTCGTTTTACTTGACTATCATAATGGTCAATTCCATAGTCTAAATACAGAAATATTACTATTAATTTAGCTTCTATTTCAGTTCTAGACATTTCTAAAGAATTGAATATCCATAATGGTGGAACTACTTTATTTCGTAAACATTCAAGGTAAGGTTGTACTATAAAAGAATATAATATCATTGTTGTTTTACCAGAACCAGGACTACCACCTATTAAGTAATAATGTCTTTTTAATATACCACCTATTGCCTCATCTAAAGGAGTACCTGTTGTTAATCCTACGTTATATCCAGATTGACCTAAAGAAATTTCTTTTAATATGTTCATATTGTCTCTATGTGAATAAAGTTGTATTATTTAAATTTCTATCATTTAAATCTTTTTGTTCTCTAAATAATTCTACCCAATATAATAATCGACTATCCTTTTTATGTTTTATAAAATAGTTTAGACTTTTAAGGTATTGAGGATCATCTATAGATTCCAAATAATATTCACAAGCTCCAATAATCTCTTCTTTGGTTACGGATTTATTTTCACGCATAAAAGAAGCAATTCTAACTTTAACCTCTTTTAAAGGTCCATTTCTCTCTGGATTTATTGATTTAAATTTACTTCTTATTGGAATTATGAAATCATAATCTGAATAATCATCTACTGATTCATCTTCAAATAAATTCATTTTTAACTCCAATTTCTTAGTATCTAAGTTCAAATCTACCATTTTTAAAGTAGTTATTTGAGCTCTTGTATAAGCTACCAAACTAGTGTACTCTAAGTCATAATAAATAGCCAATAGAAATAGAAATCCCTCATCAATATCAATTCCGTTTTCTATAAATTTTAATTCTATCTCTTTATTTAATCTTTTCATTTTTTAATTCTTCATATGTTGTTTTATTTATTTTATCGTTGTTTAAAAATGTTAAAATACTGTTCAACCATACTTCTTCCTGAGTACCTTTAGAACACACTATATATAATGTAGATTGATCATCACCACGTAATAATCTACCTAGTTGTTGTAGTAAGTTTTTCTCATTACTATTTACTTTTAATAATATACCTTTATTAAGATTAGGTATAGTAATTCCTTCATTCAATGCATTTACACACGCAATATGATTTATTTTTGAATCAATCATATCGTTAAGAGCTTTTTTACCAGATTTTGAATGATAAACATTTGAACATATTTTTTTAGTATGCTCTATTGATCCACAAAATATAATAGCTCTATCATCTTTCGATATTAGATTATTATATATCCAAGTACCAACTTCAAATTTAGAATCTAATCTATATAAGAAGTTTGCTCTTTTAATATTATTTTGCTCAGTAGGTTCTAACTCACATATTCTAGATAATCTTTTATACATTATCTTTTCATTTAAATTTAGTTCTGAAAATACAACTTTAATTTCATAATTTGATACAAATTTATTTTCTACAGCTTCATCTAATGACATTTTACCAACTATATCAAATTTTAGCATATCAACTATAAATGGTTTTCTACGAGGTTCTGTACCTGTTAAACCTAATAAAAATGAATTTGTAGTTAGTAAATAATTGACCATTGGTAAAGTTAAATTATGTACTTCATCTAATATTATTATATCATATACATTTAAATTTAATTTTACCAATGAATCATAACATATGGAATCTACGTGTAAATCATAAAGTGCTTTTCTTCTAAATTTCTTGAACTCATTTGGAACGTTAACATCTCTAAGTATTTCTGTTGGGACAACAAATAGTATTCTTGATTGCTTGTTTATTTTATTTACAATTTTAGCAAGAAACTCTATTGCGACTTTGGTTTTACCTACACCTGTAGCAAGTAATGCTAGCGAATTTAATCTTACTTCATAATTTTTTACTATATTATTTACTGTTAATTTTTGAAATTCATTTCTATCCATTACCAGATTATATTATCTAATTCTAAAAGTATATCTTTAGTAGGTTTAATGCTTCCATCATCTACTAATTCCATTGACTTTACTCTTACAAAATCTTTATGCTCTCTTTCTTCATCAAATACAAACAATCCTTCTTGACAAATTAAATCTGTTTGTACAGTAGGAATAGTTCTAAAATTAGATTGACATAAATGTTTTAAACTATCTATATAACTAAAGTTTTTATCAGCCAAAGCTTTTTCATATAAAGAAAAACTAGTGCTTATTTTATCCATAAACTCTAATGTTAATAGTTTATGCCTATCTTCATTACTTAGTTCATCGTTTGGTAATAATAGAATATCTAAATATTCATCACCAGATTCACCATTTTTTAATTTAGTTAGATATTCAATATATGGTACTAATGGTATCGTCATTACTGTTTTCTTACCATTTATTTCAATATCATCAATATTGCTAGTTCTATATTCTGAATCACCTTCTATGAGTAAAGAACTTCTAAAAGCTATTATTAATGAATCCATTAATCCAAGTTCTTTAAATCTTTCTAGAACTTTATTTTCTATTTCAATTGGTAGAATTTGATTTTGATACTTTGATAAATCGTAAAATTCCTCTACTCCTAAATCTAGGAAAAATTCTTCAAATGTGTTTATTACTAATTTCATAGTTCTACTGATATGTTTTTATTTATTATTTTATAATTTTCAGATAAGTTGGGGTTTAATTTTAATTGATGTACCCTGAAAAAATCAAATTCGACTTCATCAAATATATATAATCCTGGTATAACTAATGATTTTTCTATTAAATTTATAGGAGTTAAGTTTGATTTAATATAATTCCATAAAGGATCTACATTAATATTATGGTTATGGGTTACAAAGACACCGTTAAATCCATTATCACCAAAAACTTTAACTACTAATTTATTTAATGATTCATTATTCATAAATTCATTATTTAAATTAGCAATATAATCATTGATGTCAATTGTATAATATTCTAAATCGCAAGATTCTTCTTTACTATTGTATAGTCCTAATACTATGATTAATTTGTTAATTAAATTATACTTAGAAATTAAAGGTTTAGTTATATTTTTAAATAATACTTTGTCTTTTAGAGTTGTATCAGGTAAATCGTTTATTTCATGAAATTCGTCAAAACCAAGATCTAAGAAAAATCTTTCGTGTAATGATATTTCTAACATAGTTATTTATTAATTGAATTTATAAGTTTATAAGTTTCTTTGATGTAAAAATCATAGTTTATTAATTTAAATAAAGAATGTAAGTTTACATTTGTTAAATTATTACATTCAGTACATAAGTAATCAACATGAATATTTGATTCTCTGATTGAATCTTTACCAGCTAATGGTGGCATTATTTTCATGAATGTTTTACCTTGTTTAGTTACTAAATATCTAGTTACTTTTTGTAATCTTCTTTCTTTTTCAAATCTAACTATTGTTTTAAATCTATTTTTTATTTTAGATGGTATTTGTTCTGTTATTAACTCACCTTCCCATAACTGATGTTCTTTTGATTTAACATTTACTGCTAAAAAGAAATCAAATATATCATCATGAAATAATATAAAATCTTCTGGTTTTATATTATCTATAAAGTATGCTTTAGCTGCCTTTGGTACAATTAACATAGAATGATCTTTAACTAATCCTCGATCTATTTCAAACGCACCTTTTAATTTAACTTTTCCGTTAGTATATTGCGAGATATAATTATTTACATTAGATATAAACATCTTACTATACTCATTGTATTCTAACTTTAAATTTACTTGATTTTCCCATTTATTACATATTTCAACTACTTTGTTATAATCATTTCTATTAAACATTATAGTAGAGCCATCAGTATTAATTTGTAATACTTTTAAATGATCTATAGTACTAAGTTGCTCAATTAACATTGTTAATACTAGTTGACCATTCAAAGTTGTTTTTAATGTGTATGAAGGGTCAAATAGTTTACTGTATTCAGATTGAGTTTTTCCGTATCAGGGTTGTTATCCTAAATTCATTTAAAATTTAGTTCTATATGTCACCATATAGCTCGGACTATATCATCATCTTATAATATAAGATGTCGGGTTCTCGTGTTGATTTCATCACAGGTCTTGTGGTATATCATTAGTCTCTACACCTTCTTAGATTCCCATCTAAGCTCGGTTAGGTATTGTCTTATTTAAGAGTTCCACCTAATTCTCCCGATTTTTCAATGCGAATCGCTTCGCAAAGCTGCTTTTTATAAAACAGAGTTCATACTTAATTTTATAGCTGTATTTAAAGGATTAGTCTTAGGATAAGACTTACGCTTTTCTTTTAAATTTGAATACACATTACAAAAACTTAATCCAAATTGAGACGGATAAAATTGATTTGAGATAGATAAACTAGGGTACATTGCTTCTACATCTACATCTAATATCATATTTTCATCATCAGAAATAAACGATCCTTCAGTAGAAAAATGTACGCCACCCACTCCATATACTATTTCATTTCCTTTATATAATATGTTAAAGTAATCTTGTTTTCCTTTTACTTTTTTTTCTTTATAATATCCTTCTAATGATTTTAATTTTTCATATTCTAAACTATTTAAACAACCTTTTATTTCTATAGTTTGAACATCTTTTAACCAATTTAAAAGTAAATTAAATTCTTTAGATTCAAATTTTATATAATCAAATATTAAATCTTTAAAAGAAATCAAAATTCCTTTATCCACTTTTTTAAAGTTATTTCTTTCACAATCCATTTCTTTCTCTAATTCTAAAAGAAATATTTCTTCACCTAACTGAGCATCGTCTTTTGTTATAAAATTTTTACTATATTCTAAATTCAATTGATTTCTCATATCAATTTTATCTTTTGAACTTTCATATAGTTTTATAGTTGTAGTAATATCATTTTTACAATAATTTATAACAACATCAATTTCTTCATCAGTTAATACAGCAGTATGATGAAATGGTAACTCTTGAACATTTAATACTCGTAATGCAAACATTAAGTATTTTAAACTGATCATTTGTACATCAAATCTATTTATCCTCATTAAATCAATTTGAGGTATACCTAGATTATATTTAGGAGGATATTTAGATTTAGAAGTTACTAGTTCATCTGATTTTGATTTTACTTTACTTAATATTTTATCATTACTTAAATTGGAATTTATTAAAAGTGATAAAATATATTCGAGCATTGGACCATCATAATTTAAATTATTAAAGCCAACTAAAGGCAATTGTTGATTATAACAATATTTAGCTAATTCTATTAATAAATCAGATTCCCATTTTCTAGATGATAGTTCTACTATAATAGTTTTATCTTTTTCTGTATGATAACCTACAAATAAAAATAAATTTTGGTATACCTCTAAATCGTATACTATCATTCGTGATCTGATTCTACAGTATTAAATTCAAATGGCATTACATTAGTTACTGCATTATCTAAAATAGAATGGCAATTTGCTACTCTGCGAGCTAATAGACCTTTCATATCATTGGCTTTCATTTCATCGTTAATTTCCTCTGAAATAGATCTATAATTACCATATCTACCTTTTCTATATGTAATCAAAGCATGAGTAACTGTTAAGGTATCTTTCAACTGTAATTTTACAGTAATAGTACACATATTATCACCTTTTCCATTAACGTATGTTCTTTCTATTTCTTTAGTATTAGTTACCACAGGAGTAATTGTTTTAGGGTTATACCCAAATAATTGTTTAAGCATTTCAGTTTCTTTGTTAATTAATTGTTCTGGATCTAAATCTGTTACATTAATTAAATGTTTTTTCAAATCTAAATCTTTAAGTTTATAAATATTGACCTTTCTATTTGTTGGTCTAAATTCGTTACTCTGTACTACCTCTACAAGAGCACTTTTACTTGGTAATGATCTCATTTGATCTGGAGTGAATGTTTCTTCACTTCCATGTAATAAGTTCATTAAATCTGATAATTCGTCTTTGGTAAGACCTCTACATACTTCTATTAATTTAATAATAGATTCAATGTGATTCTGTTTCATAATTTGAGATAATTTATTTTAGGTAATTTAGATAATCTATAAGATAATTCATGAATACAATAAATAATTTTACGATTCAAAGTAGTATATATAGTATGTTCTGACATACATTTTATTTTATAATAGTTTTTATAAGTTCGCATTATTTCTTTTTTATTAATAATACATATCGATGTTGAGATTCACCAATAAACTCATAACTAGATATCATATAATAATCGAACTTATCACCACAATAAATGTATTTCATAAATATTTTATAATTTAATTTAAATGTTTTCATGTATAAAATCCTCTTGAATTGATATAACCTTACGTGACATCCATTTTTTGCTATTTTTAAATACCTTATAACGCTTTAACCAATCTTTATAAAATATTTGTTTATAAGTTAATTTAAATATTCTCATTTGTTATTGAAAAATAATATTAAATATATAATCGTCCTGCATTGACTTACTTCTTCCTTTCATCCACTGTTTACGAATGATATACTGATTGTTACCACTTATCCATGTTACATAAAATACGTGTTTATGAGTTAATTTATAAGTTCTCATTTTTCATTGATTAATTTTAAGTCATGAAGTAATTGATCAAATTTAAATGGTCGTTCAATACCTGTCAAAATAACTTTCATCTTGAGTATTACTCTAATCTTCCAACCTAATTTGTAATATGATTTAAATTTTCTCATCTTTTATAAATTTTAAATTTAATTATCTCTGTATCATCAATAATCCTAATGTGAATTTTAACAATAGAACTTGAGATCCAAGTATGTTTGATAAATAATAATTTATCAAATTTTAACTTAGAAGTTAATTTTGTTACTTTCATATTTCCATTAAATATGCTTTTTGTCTAATTTTTACACCAGTAATATCTGACTCATCATACATTATACTTATTTTTTTGAATTTACATAATATTTTCTTAGTACGTAACTTGTATTTTATTTTAAATGCTCTCATTTTTATTAATTAGAAATTTGTAATACTCTTGAATAACTAAACTACTTTCTATATTATTTAATTTTAAATAATAATCATGACATAAGTGTTTTTTATAATCTATTTTATCATAAAGTTTATAAGTTCTCATATTTAATTTGTATACTAATTACAGAATCTTTTACATTTGAAAGCATGTAATAATCATTAATGGCATAATATGCAATCCATAATTTGAATTTAAGTTTATAAGTTTTCATGCGTATAAGTTGGTATAATAAAACTGTCTTACATTTAAAGCAGTTAGTATTCCACACATTCTAATTGATCGCCTATCAAGCCAATCTACTTTAAAATTTTCTTTATAATTGTGTTTAAATGTTATCATTATCTTTTAAACTATAAATTTGTAATATACCATTTTTAAAAACAAAATAATAATAATACTTACGAAGAAATGGATATTCTTTAATAAACATTTGTTTACCTACTTGTTTATATATTCTCATAAACTTCTTTTTAATCTAATTCTACCATCTGAAATAATTACATCGTGATCACAATGGGAAGTAAATGTAAGTATAGCAAACGTAAATGATGGTTTTAAACTATGTATTAAATGATATTTAATAGATAATTTTTCATATAATTTAGTACATCTCATATTAATTTTCAGTTGTAAAACGCATTCTAAAACAATATACATTTACAAGTCTAGAAAACTGAACTTTATTTGTACTACCAATCATATAGTAAAGATCTCTAAATGACAATTCATTTTTAAATTCCATTTTTTCACTTAATTTTTTTGATTTCATAAATTGTGTCACCCCAGTTAGGAATTTCCATATAATTACTCTATAAATTAATTTTATCAGTATAACAAATAGTATCAATAGATATTATAATACATCTAAATAGTTCTGCTTTATATTTTATTTTATTATGTAATTTAGTTGTGATCATTGTTTTTAAACTTTATATCAAACTCAAAAATATATTCATTATTTCTAATACAATGTTTGGTACATTTAAATGTTTTGTAAATACGAATACTTCTTTTTTTAATAAAATATTTTTTTTGATCTTGTTTTTTAGCTTTCATTTATGTATAACTTTAAATTTATAATGATGTCTACTACTAGTAAAATTCTACAGGTTTATCAAAATACCTGTAAGTTATTTTAATTTTATATTTATAAATAAATACACTAAACCTTACTTTATTAGTTGACCCAAGGTCAGTATATGTCATAAGTTCTTGTATAAATAATTTTTTATCTATATGTTTTGTGACTTTCATTTTGAAAATTTTATCATACGATTAGTAAAAAATATTAAATATGCATATACATTAATACTTCTACTAAATCTAACTTTATTAGTCGAACCGATTACACGAGCATTAAGAAGTTCAAATAAAAATACTTTTTTATCTATATTTTTTGTAGAAGTCATTTTTAATAAATTGTATTGTAGAATCAATCTCTCCATACTTTATGTCACTCCATATATGAACTTCATAAATAGTTGGGTCAGGATTAAAGTTAATTTTATTTGTACTACCAACTCCATCATATAGGATAAACCTATGTTTAAATTTTGTCTTATTATTTAATTTATTACTTATCATAATTTAATTAGTATAATATAACGCATAAATCAGATGCACGTGATACTGCTGTATATAATAATCTAGTTCGTTCTTCTTTATCACTATTTATCATCATATCTTTTAGATCTATAATGGTACTAAAGTAAGTGCTACCTTGAGATGAGTGTGTCGTTATAGCATACTTATAAGTGTATTCTTGAAAGTATTCTGCTATTTCAAAATATCTAACCCAATGGATTTTTTTAGCTTTTGCTAATTTAGCCACTTCACTTATTAAATTATTTAATTCTTGTTTATTTGTGGGAATAGCACAATTAAGACCATTATCAAAGAATACTCTCATGTAAGAAATAGACATTCCTACATCATTTAAATTAAGAGTTAGATTAGGTGTTATTTTAGTAATAACTCTAATCTCACCAGTTTTAAAATCTTTAGAATGTTTCATTATAATAGATTCTCCAACAACTAAAGTAGGTGCTGCATCACCATACTTTTTAGTTCTTACTGCTGAATTTACATTATCACAAGCTTTATTAGAATATGCTAAATAAACCATATCATCTCTTTGAGCCAAAAGAGTGATAAAAGAATCTAATACATCTTCTTTTACAAAGAAAGCATACCCTTTTTTTTCATTAGTTAAATTATTCTGTTTAAAACTTAATATTTCATTGTGATTTCTTACTAATTCTAGTATAGGATTGTCTTTAGCTTGTCTAACTATTTCAGTTAGTTTAAAGGGTATTAATTGATGAAATAAGGGATTTATAGATTCATCTACTGGATTAAGTTGTTTTCTATCTCCACATAGAATTATTTTTAAATCTTTATTAATACTAGTTAATGCCTTTAGCTTTTCATACATATCAGCAGTTAACATAGAGCATTCGTCAATAAATATTAAATCAAATTTATTAGCTAATTCTGTTTTAATTCTATCAAAATGAGGAGATTTAAAAATAGCAACTCCTTTATTAAAATCATAAGTTTTCTTATAATCTAAGAAAGATTGTACCGTAGAGAATCCGACTTTATTTTTTAAATTTAAAAGTTTAGATTCTAATACACTTAATGCTTTATGAGTTGGAGCAGCTATTAAACATCTTTTATTTAATTGTAATGATGCTTTAATTATTGTATGTGATACGGTTGTTTTACCTACGCCGGGTTCACCTTCTAATAAAAATAAATTATCATCAGAACTCCACATCGTGGATAGGAGTAGCGACGCAACTTGTAGTTGATGAGGTGTTAATTTCATTTTCTAGTTGGATAATTAAGTTATCAAAATCTAATTTATAATCAAAATTAGATTTATTTAACTTTTCAATTTTTAGTTTAGTTTCAATTATTGGTCTCAATGCTTTCTTTACTAAAAGCTCTAATGCTTTATATGCATCATCTTCTGTTTTACATCTTTCAAGTTCATTATTTACATTTACTAATAATGCACCATCAATTTCTGAAATTTTAATCTCAATATTGATTTGTTTAGTACCATAAAAGTAAGTATCCATATATGGATATAAAGACTGCCTATTTTTTAACATTAGCTGTTTATTTGAGGTATAACAAATCAACTCTTCTTCGATAAGTGATTTTATGGCATGGTCAAATGAAACATTTGATTTAGCATTAGTAAATATTTTTACTTGTTCTGTGGGTAAAAATGTATTTTTAGATAATACGTCCACTATCTTCTCCTTTAAGTTCATATATTTTGCGAGTTAATTTAGATATTAAATAATCATGCAATTTTCCTTTTAATTGATTAAACAAATTAAGATTAGAAGGTTTAAATTTAATTAAGTTTATTGAATTATTATTTGACTGATATTTAAAGTATGTGTTACCAAATGAATCTTGATAAGTGCTATAATTAATTTCTCTAAGTAGTAAATTTTGATTAGTTTTATAATTTATTATAATATGATTATCATCTTCAGATTGATACATTATACAATTTAAATAAAAATAGAGATAACCTTTATTAGGATTTGCATATACATTGTCATTGCATATTATTACAGTATCCCAACCAATTACAAATGGATATTTATAATTATATTTAAAATTACGTATATCATCTATAATTACACTTTCATTAGTTATGTATATTCCAAAATTATCAATAATAATTAATTTATTTAATTCATATTTTCTACTATAATTATTAAATTTAATTTCATTGTCATCAATTTCTAATCTTAAATTAGAATGGTATAGCAGACTTCTTTTTTTGTACAACATACTTTTTTAATATATAATTTAATAATTTTGAATTTAAGTTATTTATTACATTAATTATTGAATTGTTAGTTTTATATAGTTTATCATTTAATACCATAAATTCTTTAGTTATAATTACTTTGTTATCATCATATATAGTACTTGATTCTTTTGTTATATTTTTATATAATAAATAATACTTATACCAACTTTTATACACTATATATTTATTAGTAATTAATACTATATTATTAATATCAAATGACGATGTACATTCATACCAAATATTATTAACTATGAAATGATCATAATTTACTTTATATACTTCAGTATTATTTTTCAAATATCTTTTGCAATCAAATCTATATAAATCTCGACCTTGTACAGCTATAAATAAAGAATAATCTTTTCCTCTAGCTACATAATTCACTTCTGATTCTAATACTCCTGATTCATAATAAGTGTCTTCATAATTAATAAACAACTTATCATCCATTACAATAATTTGTTTATTAAAATCTACTGATACATTATCAGTTATTTTTTTAAAATTTATTTTGTTAGTATCATGAAACATTATTTAAAATTCGCTTTTAATAAATCCATAACTGAGAATATCTTATCTACTGTAGGTAAGTATTCTTCTAATTCTTCTTTTGTATAAAGTTCTTTATATGGTATATGATTAGTTAATCCATTTACAATAGGATCTAATCCCATGTCTTCTAGATTTAAATCAATTATAGAATCTAACCCTTCTTTCTTTAGTAACATTACAAATTGATCTAAATTAGATGTTACATTAGAACCAATATCTTCTATAATTACTTCTACCATTTCTTTGTGTTGTCTTAATGCTGTTTCCTTATATTTTAAATAAGGAGGTAATAGTTCTTTAGTCATATTAATGGATGATTTTTTATTTGATATAATTGTGATTGTAATTCGTTTTTCATAGATTCTAAATCATTATAACAATGTTCGCTAATATTATCATTGTAATAGTAAGTTTTTTTACTATTACAAGTATCGTTATCTTTAGTACAATTACAATTATGGGAAGTGTGTTTACCTATTCTAACTACTTCATAGTTATTATCATCGTTTAATTTTTTTAATACTGAATAACTTATTCGGTCAAATTTTGTATCATTAAATATTTCAAAATCAAATGTCTCACATTCTATAATATCAGTTGTAATTACATAAGTAGATTTTAAAAGTGATTTATATAAATCATCAAAGTTATCTACTTTATGTAACTTTTTTTTAATAGTTTTTATACCTCTAGTTTCAAAAGCTACATAATAATCAAAATCTTGAGTAAAGCATAATGATCTAACTATTTTTTTAATATTAAGTTTTTTACCTGGATATATATAAATATACTTACCCATATAAACTCCTTTTCTATTATCAGAGAATATATATTTACAACCTATTTCTAATTCTTTTTTAGATACTTTTAATGTCATAAATGTTTTTCTATCTATTATAGATTTAGCTTTTTGATATACCAAATCAAATACAACATTAATATCAGTTGATATATTTTTTATTTTTAATATATTCGCTGACTGCATTAAATTTGACCAATTAGAATTAAAGTTTAAAGTTTTAATTTTATAATCACTACCTAATGCTTCTTTTATAATTTTATTTTTATCAACTATTGATTTACTCATAGTGTTTAAATTGCTTATTTATTAAATATAGATAATTATTGATTCTACCTTTTTTTAGTATCCATTCTGCACCATATTCACCTTGCCAATGTATTAAACTTGCATAATAAAATAAATGTAAATCTAATGGATATTTTTCTTTAAATTTATTAGCATATGGAATTAATACATTCTGAATATGATGGTCCATTAATTTTTCTTGATTTATACTATCTCTTAAAAATGTATTAATACTATGACCTTGTTTAAACTTCGTTGGTATATACCTCCATAAAAATTGGTATTTACCACATGCATTTGTAGTAGGATTAAATGCGTTATAACTTTTGTGTTTACTTTCTGTTGACGCAATAGCTTTTTTAAATTGTTTAATATCTAATTGAGCGTTTAATATAAATGGTAATAGTAGTGTTATTAATTTAATCATATTATTAAATAAGAGTTAAAAAATAATTTCTAGCTTTTTCAGCTATTGCAACTTTTACTTTTTTTTCATTTAGATTTTGAATTAACTCTTTTTCTTCTTTCAAAACGTCATTTATTATCCATCTTATAAATTCACCAGTGTTTTTAGATTCAATATCAATATTATTTTCTTTTAAATAACTCAATCCTTGCTCTAATCTATTGTTTGAAACTGAATATTCAACAAACTCATTTATTGAATTTAATAATTCTAAATCAATAGAGTTTAGTGTTTTAACTTTTGATGACGAATGCTGTTCTCCTTTTGACTTGAATCTCAAATCTTGATCTGTTGTACAAGTAAAAACAATTCCTTCTCCAATTCCATTTTTATTGAAATATTTTCCAACAGGACAGCATTCTTCAACTGCTATTGTCATTTCAATAAGTTTATTTTGTGAAAGTTCAGGATTGTTAAAATCAATATCAATTTCATAAGTTTGAAATTGTAAAATATTGTAGATTCCAATTTCATTTTTATTCATAATTTAAAATTTTCTAAAATGTTTTAATATACACCAATTTTTAAAAACATATTTTCTTGTTATAATATGTAAAAAACGTAATTTATTCATAGTTATAATTTGCTCTTTTTTTTGAAGTAATTCTTTTAATAATATATAACCAGTAGCTTGATGAGTATCTGGTAAACCTGGTGTATATAATTTATCCAATATTTGGTCAGCATATACTTTAAAATTAATTCTAGTAAGTATTCTAAGGTGATTCGATATTAATTCTCTAAAGATAGGACCTTTCATTCTTATTTTATTAAACAACTTAGTTGTTATCATAGTATAATCTTTTAGTTAATAATAGTTCATTATAATTATATTGTACATAAGTATTAGTACTATTACATTTAATTGGTATATCTATTATAAATTCTTTTATTGGATTATCTGTATCTGGTAAATAAACTAATTTAACTCTTTTATCTTTATCAAAATTATTAGTTGTCCATCTTATTCTTCTAAATGGTTGTCTTATAATTTTTATTAATGATTTAACTTTCATAATAATTAATAGTACATTTTTTTAGTTAATATTAAATTGTTAAAATAAGCTTTATTTTCAATAATATAATTAGTGTTTAATGAAGTACATTTAATGGGTAACTTAATACTAATAAAATTATCACATGAGTCCCAATACCGTATTGTTGAATAGTTGTATCCGTTAGATTTATTAGTCCAAATTACTTTACTATCTGGTCTTTTAATAGGAATATTTAATGACTTAATTATCATAATACATTTTTTTAGTAAATTTCATAGTAATATTTTTAATACCATAATCCTCTAGCTTAAAATTAGTATTTCTACTGTTACACAATGCAGGTCCAAAAGGAGCATATAATTTAACTACAGGATCTTTATCATATAATAAAAAATGACATGTATGCATGTTCATAGTATCTTTTGGAAATACTTTTAAAATTGATTTAACTTTCATCTTTTATTAAATCTAATGCTCCTTCTAATCCTTCTTCTAATGCCTCTTCATATGAGTGATATTCAGCAGTATCAATTTCAAATAGATAATTATCATAAAGATTAGTAAGTAACATGTATTCCATTGCCCAACTTTTACGTTTTGAAAGGTAACCTATATATGGTAATATTACAATGACTATATTATGAACTTCTCTTAACCAACGTTGCAGCAAAGCTTGTGTTGGTGCAGATACAACTTCTTTTGAATATGGCGAATCATTGTAATTAATTGCATACATTTCATCAACCCATAGTTCACCATTTTGATCATACTCATATAGTGTAGGAATGTCAAATCCTTTTTCTTTAGCTAATTTTGCTACTTTGTGACTAACTAATTCTTCTTGTATAAATAATCTATTTACTATTGTTTTGTTCTCTAACCTTTAACCAAGTTTCATACATAGAGTCTATATCAGTTCTCTTGTTATGCTCTGGTGGTTCTGGTAAATTAAATGGAGAGTATTTCTGATTGTCATCACTGTTTAAATGTGGACCAGAGAAGTTTATACCTTTTTGACCATTTTCAAGGTGCCATGCATCGTTCAATTCGTAATGAGTGTGGCAAAATACCATGAATTGCTTTAACTCTTTTAATGAGCTAAAAATAGATGTTTCTTGATCTATATTATTAGTTTTTCCTTTTAAATATAAATCAAGATATAATCCTTCAATATTTGCTTGTTTTGAGCTATTATATCTCCCTATGTTTTTATGCATAAACCAAGCATATTCGATCATTTCATTTTTTGTAAACATAATTCTATTTTATTAAAGGTTGTCCCCAATCTATAATTAATAATATTAAAGTCCATGTGATTAGTAGCGAGACACCTAATCGATCCATTCTTGACATTCAGTTATATCATATTTCTTAAATACACCATGACCATCGGTATCAGTAATAATCAAAGCAAGATTTGATGAATAGTATCCGTTGTTTGAGCCATAACCAGGTATCCTAACAGGATACCCATTTTTAGGCTTTAAGGCTATTCCATAATCTTCTATTCTTTCAAAGAAATCATCATTTGATAAATCAAATTCCAATCCTTTAAAATCGTCCAATGTCAAATCTGACAAAGACAAATAGTGATGTTCACAGCAATCTTGCTCGTGGTCTGAGAATAAAATCATTCCATTATCAAATTCTAATGAATATGAATCAATTGTTACTACTTTTAAATTTTCCATTTTACTTTATTTTAATTGGTAGCAATATAATAACAAGTACTGTTACTGAAAATCCTACCATAATTTATTTATTATATAATCGTTTAAACCATTCAAATATATCGTCTTTTTCAGAAGGAGAATAATTAACTACATTAAATTCATTTAAAATATCTAAAACTTCTTCCTCACTATACAAATTCTTATTTTGTTCAGCTTGCCATAATGCACCAGCTATAAATGCATCATAAGATTTTATATTTGGATTGTAATATCTTTGTTCTTCATCTACATTTATATTTAGAGGTAGTTTAATATAGTTCTTAGCAGCTTCTTCTAAACTGTCTTCGTCATTGTTATTTTCAATAAACTCATCAACTGTAGGTCCAACATTATCTAAATGAGAACTTTTAGCCCAATCCTCTAAGACTTTTTCTCTTGGAGTAGTATTGAAATATTCTTTAAGTTGTTTGTGGAAGTTTGGTTCTTGCTTATGTTCTTTTTTTAAGTTTGTCATAATGTTTAAATGCGTTAATTGTTAATTCTAGTTATTAGTAAAATATCTGACTCTTTAAAAAAGTGCAATAGTACGCCATTTTCATCATTGATCCAAAATGATATTTCATTAACATCTTCTGTTTTTTTTAAAATTTCATCTTTTATCCCTAATGCTGTTTTTTCTGGAACATCTAATGCTATAGATGAATTTTTCAAATATATTTTATACATAGTTTAAATTTGTTAATTGTATTTAATTAGCATTTCATCAAAAGATTTTATAGTATCATTTTCTAATCCTTTGATTTTTTGTTGAAATAAGACACTTCCTTTGCATCCTATTTTAGATTCTGTATTATCAATTGAAAATCCTATTTTATGACAAGAGTGCAATGGATTACCATCAAAAAAATCTAATATATTATCATAGTTCAATCCTAATGTATAAAAATTATCATCAATATTAGTTTTTAAATATGGACAATCTTTACAAGGTTTTTTAATTGGTTTCATTTAATACGTTTTAAAATAAACATTTCTACAATTTTTATTAAAGTGTGTTGTTACACCAAATAGCTTTAATAGTATTGATTAAATGTAGGGTTCATTTTTACCTACTAAGTATGACAATAATATTATTAGGTAATTAACCTAAACTCCTCTATTTATTCCTTGCAACTTGAGTCTCTATCTGTTACCAATAGTCTTTAATGCACAGGGTAGTATGGGCTAACTCTTTAAATAATGGCTACTTTCAAGCCTATATCCTCTAATAAAAATTTATACATTTAAGTATAGTAGAAATGTTTATTTAGTTTTGTTTATTTTTATCAATCTTTTAATCTACTATACCATTACCATAATATAATTGAAAAGATTTCTTTTTATAATCTTCTGAACTCAACCATTCTTTATATTTATTAGTCCATTCTATATCTTGAAACTTATAAGAATGGTCATTACAATACCTAATGCTATTATTTAGCTTATAAAATTGTTCAAAAATATCTATGTCATTTGAACCTTCTATTTCTTTTGTATATTGAAAAATAGGATTGGTATTTAGGTATCTAAATCCTGTTTCTGTCACTACATCTATATTGGCTGGACTATGGTATTCTAATATTGTTTTCATTCTAATTTTTTAATATAAAGATTTTATCAAATAATTCTTTTTGTTTAGGTGTACAAGCATCATACATTGTATTGTAGTCTTCTTCTGTTATGTCAATAGATCTACCTTGTACAATATCAGAACCCCATTTATTAGCTAATTTAGATTTCCAAAGTACACAAGCAATATCAATTATTGATTGAGCATTATTAGGTGATAAGCTAAATGGAAAAATGGATTTTAATTCATCTAATTCCCAAGCGTAATTCCAACTCTTTGTTTGCCATTTTTTTTCTGCTTCTTCAATTGTTTCAGCATCAGACCATGTTAGATATTTATTACATTTAAACATAAAAACAACTCTTTTATAAGCAGTCTTAATATCGTCAAAATCAGACATTAACATGACTCTAGGAAATGTTTTAATTAGAGTTGTCACATCATATGGTTCATCAATTTTATCGTAATGACCAATTTCTTCTTGTGTAGCATATCTCCAATTTATAAGTGATTCTTGTTTGTTAAAAGATAAAAGTTCATTTTCGTTCAGTGCATATCCATTTAAGTCTATTTCAGGAGCTATACTTTTACTATCGATTCTTTGTTTAAAACAATAGTTATTTTTTGCACAGTTTGTATTACTTTCAGTGCTTACTTTTAATGTTACAATATAATCTCCTTTTTTAAATTCTGCTTTTTCTTGCATAATAATATCTGAATAAGTTAATACAATATAGTTTGACCAAGGAAGTTCATTAAAATCAAGGTCATCATTAAAAGTAGCTCCATTATAAGGTTTATGATAGTAATGACCACAATATTTTTTAGATAAATTAATTCCTAAAGACTTTAATTTGTCAAATTCTTTTATGGATTTTATTATTATAAGTATATTATTACTCCCATTAATTTCTTCAATAGTATACTTAGTAGTAGTAAAGAAATCTTTAACACTGTAACATTTAATTGATGGAGTTTCATTACTAGATGCCCATCTTTTATTATTATCGTACCCACTAGCGAAATAATATGTAACTACTCCTGAAAAAACGTAATGATCTGGATCTTTTGGAAATGCGTGAGATAAAATTTGTTCTAATTGTTCATATGTACCATCATTTTTAACAGCACAGCGACCTTCTCGTAGGTCTTTTATTAGTTTTTCGTTCATAAGTTTTATAATAGATTTAATGACTGCAAATATAAATAAAAAATAGTTTTTTATCTAAACTTAATATTTGATGCATCTACATTTACTGCTTTTAGGTAGTTTAAAACTTTTTCTTTTTTTGCATCCTCAATACTTACTTTGTAGAATGCATGATAAAAGTCATTAGTTTGATAGCAACTAATGTATAGTCCAGTTGTATTTGGATCTATTATTACTTGTATAATTTTGCTACTTGTACATACGTTAAATAAAGTATAATCTTTTACTTCAACTGAAATAAGTGCATCTGTATGCGTACCTGCTATAATAGATGCTATTTTGAGTTCATCTTTATACGTTAACTCCTCCATAGTTGTATTGTAATTTTGTATTTGTTAATGCGAAATATAGGTTCTGTAACTGATGTAGATATTTAATGTGTGGTAATTTAAACAAACAATGATTTATACTCATTTGCACACCTTCTTTATGGCTCCAGTACAAAATCACTTTATTCTCTTCTATATCTATGTAGAAAAGTTTATTTGGATCTAAATTGAAGTTTGTTTTTAATAAAACATCTTCTGTTAATAGTATTCGTTCCATTTTGAATTTTATTCTTTGATTCTAGTTAATTGAAGCTCAAGGATAATATTTTTGTTTTTAACTCCAATGAGCTCTACCTCTAAGTCTTCAATTTTCTTTCTATTATTTGATGCACAGTTTTTACAGTACTGTACTAACTTTTCAAGTTCATCAATTTCTTTTGAGAGTTGAACTATCAATTGTTCTAGTTTCATAGCTTCAATTTTTTAAAAGCTTCTACCATCCAAGGAAGCCACTCTCCCTCCCAAGGTTCGTAGGAGTCATAATAAGAATGATTTTTAATTCCATATTTAGAAAAAACACAGCTATTTATAGCATCAAAAAAACGAATAGATCTATAAGCTTCATCTTCTTCATCCCGTGCCCAAACAGGCTGACCGTGATAGAACCCTGTTTTTTCGCAAATGGGTAGGATTTGTCAAATGTTATGTTTGGTGTGAGGTTCAAATGTGTAACTCCATGTATCTTTATATATAGTATCTTTACTACCAATAGAAATAACTTCACCTGAATCTAAAGATCTAAATTTAACAACTAATGAATACGTTTTATTTACAGCATAAATAGGATATTTAAACTTTTCTTTTTTTTCAAGCTTTTTCATTTCATTTTTTAGAGCTTCAAATTCTAATTTAAGATTTTCGATTTGTTTTATTGTTGAATCGAAATCTTTTTTTATTTCTTATATTGTTCTTGAATCCATTTTTAATCAATTTTAATTTTGTTTGTGATTCTGTTTATTTTTATATCTTCGATCTTTGATTCGATTGCAATTAAATTGTGACCATATCTTTTTTTGGTGTAATTAGATACATAGTCCCATGTTATTTCACTTCTTTCTAAGCATTCTTTTATATCTTGTACAAATTCTAATGAAGTTGTTTTTATTTCAATCTCGTTCCCACCTTGTTTTATGGAGTAGTATTTTATATCTGAGTTTGAATCAAAGCAAGTAAATAGTTCTATAGGTGGTTCTTGTTTTTTTGTTTTTGGTTTAGATTGATTACTCATCCATTCATAAATTTTGTCAATAGTTTCTTTTCTGAAAATTAAATCAAGTACTACTGCTGGAATTAGTATGATTCCTAACCCTCCAAATGTTATTAAATTAATCAACAATATGAAAAAATTAAATGTATCATTATTTATCATTGATCTTAATATGACAAATGATACTATTATCGATGCTATACTATAATACCAAATTGGAAATCCTAAAAATAATTCATTCATAATTTTAAAATATTTTCTGATTTATAATTATATTTAAACACTCTTTTTGTGATTTTATAAATATTTGTTTAGGATAACTATTTTCAACATCGTGAATATGTTTTCTTTTAAATAATTGTTTTCTTATTTTCATAATATACTTGTTAGATAAAGATTTTTAGATTTATATTCTATTCCATTTTCAATTTTATATAGATAAATATATTCTACAACATCGAAAGTTCTAAAGTTATATTTATTTATGAATGATTGATCCTTGTTACACCATTCAGCATATTTTAAAATTTCATTAATAGTCGATTCTAATGGTAATTCATTTGATATTTCTATCATTTGATCTTCTCCAAATTCATATACAACTATTATACATAGAGGAATATTTTTTTTTATAATAGGTTCTAACTCCATAAGTTTATTAATGCTTTTAATGGTAATAAATATAAATCATCTATAGAGTTACGTTTTGCAACTCTATAGATTTTCATTAGTGTTTTCATTACATTATGTGTTGTATGTTGTTATATTCGTCTATAGTCATTTTTATTGATTGACCATGGAATGTCACTGTAATATATTCTGTTTGTTTTAAATTTAATCCAGATTTATCTATTTTTTGCTGGATTAAATTTCTTTTTGTTTTTGGTTTAGGTGCTGTTTTAGTAGCAAAGTAATCTAAACATTGTTCTGAATCGTTTGATGTAACGACTGGTAATCTTTTTTTGTTTGACATAATTTTAATTGAATTTAGACTTGTTTATTAAGTCTGGTTAGTATTTGTAACTTTAAATTATAATGTTCTTCTAATTCATCTAGAAGTTCATAATATTCTTCTTCAGAACAGGGTTTAGTTTGTTCTAATAAAAGATCGTAATTAGCATGATCGAATCCTATTGATGATTCATAAGTTGCAATCTCATTTACTACATGAGAATGTTCATCTGGTAATATTGCTATTATATCACCAGATTTTTGCTTTCTAAATAATACTTTCATAATTAGTATTTATAATAATATCTAAGGTCATTTAAGAAGAATCCATTGTCATTAGCGTGTTCTAATTGTATATAACGTTTTATGTTATCTGCACTGTCAATTACTAATAGATTATTACATTCTATTTTTAGTAATTCATATTTTTTCCAAGCAGTACCATTAGTACGATTCATTATAATGTATTCTTTGTTTGATTCTTTGGTAATTTTTATATTAAGTATTTTATTACTTTCTACACAAGTTTTATTGTGTAGAACTTTATATACATTATAACAATTTGAATCGTTTGATTCATCTTTTGTACAAGATGATATTGTTAATAGAATTGATAATAATAGATATTTCATATTATTGATGTAATTTACATTTACCTTGTTTAGTAATTCGAGAACAAGGTTTACCCGATTTAGTTAATCCATTACATTTATTAGATTCTGGATTATGTTGAAAGCAGAAGATTCCTTTTTTAGTTGTTCTTGTACAAGGTGTATTTTGTTTAGTTTTACCTTGACAAGGATTACCAGCTAATAATAATGTTGGTAGTAATAATAAGATTAATTTCATATTTGTTAAAATATTGGATCACATATTTAATTTACGTAATGTGATTAAACGTTTATAGAAATGATATTGTTTCACCTCTTTGTGGTGTGAATCCAAATTTATTTAGAAATAATTTATCTATTGTAGATTGATAAATTATAGGTTTGTCATCTATTACTGATAACATTAGAAATGTAGATATTATTTGTTGTCTACACATTATTGATATTAATGTTAATTTTTTCATAATTTAAATACTATAATTAAATTTTATTAGCACCCTCTTTCTTATTATCAAACTTTATAATTTGTAAATCTATCTTTAACTAGAAACAATAAGAGTAGGGTCAAGCCGAGAACTCATTTGTATTGTGTATTTTAGAACCATAGGAACCGCATACATACTATCCTTTCTCAAGAGAACAATACATCCAATGTTACTATTAGTATCTTTATGTAAACGCTTTAACGTTACTGATTTTATAGTTGCGTTTTATCCGTTAATTGTATTTACAAACGTATTCAATGTTTAACGTTTAATCTTTATATTTTAAAACAATCATCTACTACCTCCAAGTAGAATATTAAACTATATGTTAACCAGTAATGAACTTTCAACATATATCAACTTGTTAAATAAAAAAATACTATTACACATATTAATTGATTAGTATTAATTATCAATTATTGTTTATATATGTGTAATAGTATACTAACTTTTATTATGCCAAAGTTTATGACTCACCTTTGAAGTTATCGCTGGTGAGTTGTTGTTAAAGTACGTGAGTTATTGATTCGACCAATGTTAATGGCATTACATTATTTTTATCAAATAGTTTGTTATCTGATAATGTGCCAGTAAAATCAATATCCCAACGGAAGTATACTGGTAATCCATTTACTAATACTGGTGAATTATCTTTTGGATTACGTTTTAATCTTTTTTTTGCGAAATCAATTATTGCATCTTGTTCTGTCATTCCTTTAGATATTCTTTGTTGAATACCATACTCATCTTGCTCTGTAATTAATGGAGCATGAGCTAATGTTTCTACAATTTTAATTTGTGGATTTTCCATTAAGAATTTTTGAATTTCTTCAACTGATAAATCAGTTTTATAAAATGCAGTTCTATGAGTTTCATATGTATCACCTTTCGATGATTGTGGTTTACCCATTAACTCAGCTAACTTATCTATTCTACCTGGATAAGTTACATTCCATTTTTCTTTTAGGAATACTTGTCTTCCATATGTATTGTTAGTTGCTTCTTCTACTGTAACACCTACTTTGTTGTAAACTAATTCTGATGTAGTTCCAACTTTACTTAACTGGCTAATTCTTTCTTGAATTGTCATAATACTTGTTTGGTTACCTATACACCATAAGGTTTTAAAATAAAATAATTAATTTGGTTTAGTTAGTTTAATCGACATAACTAGGTCAAGTGTTATTAGACTTCTAATAAGTCTAATTTATATGTTTTTACAAATTTATTAAAAC